AGACGAATACAATAAACGCACGGACGATGCAGCGTTTCGTGGGCAACAAAATCAAAAATTAGTGCAAAACTTTCAAGCAATTGACGAACGTGCGCGGCCTAGCGTCACTACAAGCAATGCGGTTCAAGATGGTGAAGCAGCAATTGAAGCATATAAAGCCTATGATGCACCGATTAAAGCTAGGGTTGATGCGCTTTATAAAGACCTTGAAAAAGCTAATGGCGGCGATTTCCCAATGGATGCAGCGCTATTTGCCCAAAATACTAAAGCGGCACTAAAACATGACATTGAGTTTTTACCGCCTCAATTTATCAAACGTATTGAATCATATGAATCTGGCGAACCAATGGATTTTGGCGAGTTTGATAATTTGCGAACCCGGTTATCAGCAGCCAGCAGAACAGCGGCTCGTCAAGGCGATGGGAATATGGAACACGCTTTATCGGTAGTGCGTGATCAACTGGAGGCATTACCTATTAAGGGAACGGCGGCGGCTGAAGTCAAACCAATAGCCGATGCAGCAAGATCAGCAGCGCGTGAGCGTTTTCAAGAATTAAACAGTGATCCTGCATACAAAGCAGCGTTAAATGATGTTGCGCCTGATAATTTCACTCGGAAATATATTATTTCTGCCCCTGCGCGAGATGTAGCATCGATGCGCCAAAAATTTTCTAGTATTGAAAATATGCCAGATGCACCGCAAATCATTTCAGCGGCGGCCCTTAGACACATTCAGGAAGGCGCTATTAAAGGTGTTACTGGCGAAGAAAAATGGACAAGCCAAGCCACATACAATAAACGCTTGGACGAATTACGCCCTAAAGCAAATGCAATTTTTGACCCACAAACATTTAATGATTTAGATAAACTTGGGCGCGTTGCCAGTTATATCGAATCACCCCCGGCTGGTGCAGCAGTAAATACTAGCGGAACAGCCACCGTTTTACGTCAATTCATGCAACAAGCAAAAGGTGCAGCGGCTGGTAGTTTAGAAGGAATGGCAAACGTGGCGGCTAAAGGCGTACCAGTAGGAACAGCAATTCGTAAAGGCGTTGAGATGTTGCAAAGAAGTTCTGAAGCCAAGAAAGCAAATCAACCATATCGCGGGTTAAATTATCAAGGCGCGCAAACCGGCGAAACAAATCTAAGTGGATTGAATAAATAATGGATCAAAATTTAGTCAATGCGGCCTTTACAATGGTCACTTCTTTGGGCGCTTGGATTGTGAAAGCAATTTGGGATGCAATCAAAGAACTGAAACAAGAAAACAAAGAGATTAAAGAGATTCTGAATGAGCGTTATGTTCGGAAAGATGATTTTAAAGAAGTCATCCATGAGATAAAAGACCTTAACCGAAAAGCTCTTGAGAGAATATTTAACCGGATTGATAACAAGGTTGATAAAACAGAGAAAAAATGAATTGCCAAACTGAATTAGAATGGTTATTAATTGCACTGGATATTTTAGGTATCGGGGTACTTGCCCTTTTGATGTTTATTTGGGAGCGCCGTGACGATGTTAAGGCGTTGAAACAACAACTAATGAACGAATGGAATAAAAAATGAGTGATTGGATTGATGTTATTGGAAAACTTGCACCAACGATTGCAAGTGCGTTAGGTTCCCCCGTTGCTGGTATGGCAGTAGGCGCGTTGGAAAGTGCGCTCGGCATGACTAGCGATGAAGTCAAACAAACCGTTGAATCAGGCAAATTAACCGGGGATCAGGTTGCAGCCATTCAACAAGCCGAGCTTGCAATTAAAGCTAGAGCGCAAGAACTAGGATTAGATTTTGCTAAACTATCTTATGATGACAAGGCCAGCGCCCGGCAAATGCAAAGCACCGTTAAATCATGGGTTCCTGCATTTTTGGCGGTTATCGTCACAGGTGGATTTTTTGGTATTTTAATTGGCATGATGACAGAAACATTCAAAACATCGGATGCGCTAATGTTGATGCTGGGTTCACTTGGCACAGCGTGGACAGGTATCATTGCGTTTTATTTTGGATCAAGTGCCAGCAGCGAAACCAAAGATCACTTTTTAGCCAACAGTAAGCCAGTAGAATGACACAATTTTCTCCCCATTTTTCGTTTGAAGAACTAACCCATTCAGATGTTGCGGTTCGTAATGGATGGGATAACCTACCAGATGAACCAACAACTGCTAATCTAACCCGCCTAGCTGAGTTTTTAGAGCGAATAAAAGTTTTGTTAGACAACAAACCGATTATGATTAACTCGGCTTACCGCAGCAAGCAAGTGAATGATGCAGTAGGTTCAAAAGACACCAGCCAGCATCGTTTAGGATGCGCAGCAGACATTCGAGTGCCGGGAATGACACCAGATCAAGTCACACAGGCCATAATTGGTTCAGGATTGCCGTTTGATCAGGTTATTCGTGAGTTTGATAGCTGGACGCACGTTTCTGTACCAAACAGGGATGGTGAAGCCCCGCGAGGCCAAGCCTTAATTATTGACAAAACCGGAACGAGGTTATACGCATGAAAGTAACTAGAGAAAAATCAAAGTGCAACGATCCTAAGCATTATGTAATTGAAAAGGATTTTCAAAAAGAAATTAAACGAGTGACTGAGATGCATAAGGAATTGCAGGAACATGAGCGTAAATCTATGGCTGAAGCCCATCCAATCCCTGCATTGCGCCACAAATAAAAAAAAGCCCCCAATGAAGGGGGCGAACGCGCTGATGTTATAGCGCGAGAGGAGTACGACTAATTTACACTAAGCAAATAAATCATGCACGACAGGAATCAATTCAATTAGTTCCTGCCATTTACCTGTTTTTGAATCCCTCTTTTCTCCGGCGATCCGTACCAAAGGCACAGCAAGCAAACTATTAACGCGACCGCAAACAGAACTAAGCTCAAGGCCAGTTTGATCACGCAATTCTTTGCGAGTTTTAGGAATGTTGTCAGAAAGTGCATCAAGTATTTTTTGTTCCATTGGTTGAAGTTTGCGGTCGGCTATTAAGCCCCTATAAGCCTCACGGCTGGTTTCGGTTGCGTTCATAGGCTCATTACCCCTATCAAGAAAACGTAAACGGTGAACAAAGCTAGAATTGCGCCTAAAACCTGTAAGATCATGGGCGGTTCGGATTCTTTTTTAAAATCTTTGTATGAATAATTGTTCATGTGTTCTTCTCCTTGCGGTACAAAGGCACTCCCGCAGAACCATCGGTGACTTCTCGCCATACGCCATCAGTAAACTTGGCAAATCTGCCAACAGGCTCATCAGTCAGCCCAACCCATTTACGCGATTCCTGCATAATCAACTCGGCAAATTTTTCTATATCCAATTCACCGCAAACATAATCTTCACCGTCTTCAATCACAATAGCCTGATCGTAAAGTTTAGCAATTCGTTCGTTCATGCTTTCACCTCATATTTGTTTTTAATCTTCCAAAACTCGACAAGTTTGCTAAAGCAAGCCCATCCCCAATCCAGTTCCTCAGCAGTCCAAGCGGGAATGTCATGCTTTTTTCCGCAAATTACTGCTAGGCCGGGAGTGGATCGGCTAACCCACAGGTTTGCGCAAGGCGCTTTAGGAATCCCCAAACCTTCGCGGTATGCAGCAACTTGCCACAATTGATCATCCCATCCGGCAACTTTGCTAGGATCGTCAAACTCTTTGGTTTTAATATCCACAACCAAACCAAGCGGAAAATCATCACAGGGTTTGAGGTGCAGATCGGATTTACCGCCAAAACCTAATGGATGCGCAAAAGAAGCCTCGCAAATCCATTTCTGACGCCCATACATAGCGTCTAAGGCGCTTTCAGCAGCAATGACATGATCTATATATGCATTGACCGTTTCGCCCTCATAGAAAGCCTGTATTGCGGCGTGAATCTTTGTTCCTTCAGATGCAGCATTAAGGCCGGTTTCTTTGGCGTCTTCACGAACACGTTCTAACCATGATTCTTCGTACTCGCCCTCTAAGCGTGGCAGGGTTAATGAAGCAAGAATGGCCTGATCGATCTTCCAGTTCACCAAAGCGGGTTTATCCAATTGACCTGTTATTCCGGTGACTGACACCACATAACCATGTTCTCTAGCGTCACGCAGGGTTGTCGGGCGTTCCTTACCATTCTTGCCAATGATCGTATAGCGCGGGGTTCCATCGCGGTCGTACCAATGGCCAGATTCGGCGGCTTTAGTCATCGTTCATTGCTCCAAGTATTTTTCTAGTTATGGTTGCAGCAACTATGCCGGAGTCGATTTTCATTTCATCCATTGCAATTTCAGCGGCTTGTTTAAATGTTTGAGTTCTTGAAGCCTTCCAAGCAATTTCCATGCAAACAAGTTCGCGAGGATCGCGGTTAAATAATTTGTATTCTTGTAAAAAGTCGTTAAATTTCATTTTATATTCTCGATTAGTAGGGTTTTACCAGCACAACAAAATAAGCAACATAACAATCCATTTCATGTTCTTTTCTCCTTAAAAGGGTACTTCATCAGACATATCGCCAAACGGATCGGCGGCAACTGGAGCGTTAGGTATATAACCCATTGCCATTTTGTATTCTGGCGAAAGCATGATTTGATCTTTGATCCATTGAGGTAATTTCTCAAACAATGAATGATCAAAGTCATCTAAAGACAAAATAGATTTTGGGTTATGTCCTTGCGGAAAACCCCGTTCTTTTAAGTCATAGGGTACAGAGGAAATTTGCTCAATTTTGGCAAAGCGCTTTCCGTCCTTTTTCGTTCCTTGAATAACAGTCAGCATACAAAAATTATCCAAAACCTTTTCAATGTTGAAACCAGCCAGTTCCGATTCGTTAAAATCTCGGCCCCGCCATGCTTCAAGATGCAATCTTAACTTAGCGGTTTCAAAAAACGACCAAGTGTAATTTTTGTTCATGGTCAGCGGTTCGTTTGATTCGGTAACCATAGGTTTACCGTCATTGTCTTTGCCGTGGAGTTCAAAACGGAACAGCAACTTGCGTTGAGCTTTTTCTTTTCCTTCCCATTCGGTTAATTGCGTTCCTAAATCAATGATTGAATACAAGCGAGCAAGATGATTGCCGGGGGGAACAATGATAAATTCTTTAGTATCGGGTGAAAGTTTGAGAATGATTGCCATTTAATTAATTCCTAATAAGTAACGCAGGGTGGATATTTCGTCTTCGGTAAGTAAGTGTTTGACTTTGTTTAAAATGTCAAAAGCTTCGTGTTCAAGTAGTAGCATCATTTCGTAGTATTCTCCATCGTTTAACATCATTGAATTATTCGTCATCATATAAATTTTCCTCATACCAGCGGCCTTCTGGATTGCAACCGTCTTCAACTGTAAATGCGCGTTCAATGTAAGGGCTGCGATAAGTTTTATTGCCTGTTACTAAATCAACGCGGGGGTTTTTATAACAGACACCAGTACCTGACCTGTTTTTAGCAAAATGGTAGCAATCACCGCAAAACCGAGTGGGTTCGGTTAAAAGTTTGGGTTCATCAAAAACAATTTTAAAGTTCGTCACGATTAAGTCATGCAGCATTTTGAGTTCCTTGAGTAGCCCGGTTTCTCTCCGGGCGGTGTAAATAGAATTTTTTTAAATGTCGTTATCGTATTGATAATTACTCTCGAATTTTTCATGGGCTTTTAATGAATACTGGCGCGATGCGTTGCGGTATTTTGCAAAATACGCTTCAGTAGCTTCAGATAAACCAACTTTTTTAGCACGAACAAGGCGCATAAGAGCGGAAGCGGGAAAACAATCGTATAAGGCGTGTTTGATTAGTTCGTTCATAATTTTATCCTTGAGTAGTCACGGTCGATCACCGTGAAGCAATGTTAAGCTATCTTTCAGAACAATGCAACAACTATTTTCATGTTGCGGGTTATGCGTGAAATCTGTTAAGATTGCTTAAAGGAGATTATTTAATGAAATCTGATTTAGCAAGCAGCAAAATTATTGACATTCTTGGTGGGCCTACTGAAATAGCAGCAATGTGTAACGTAAGCCCACAGGCGGTTTCACAATGGCGTCAGGGCGGTATTCCAAAAGGACAGCTAGTTATATTGGCAGCGCGACTAGAAAAGGCCACAGGCCATTTGGTGACACGGCGAGGATTATTCGAGGATTACGATGAAATTTGGCCTGAGCTTGCAAAAAAATAAATTATCGGTTAATGTGCGTTTGTCTGATCTGGCAGTCAGGCAAAAACTGGCGAATGAAACCCCGTTATTTTTAGATAGGGGCTTGTGTAGTTCGATACACGTTCGCCAGTTCGTGTTTAAGACTGCCTCGCCAAAGGCCGAGCCTCTATCTAAACATAGCGGGTTTTTTTTGGCACTTCAGACCGCCTTGCTCGCCGGGATAACCAAGACACACGGGCAAGGGGAAAACTCGCAATGGGGATAGGTTTGAGAGCGAGAGGGGGTGGCGAAGGCAGAGCCCCTAACCGAACGTCTACCGGGTAAACGTGGCTCCGAAGAGCATGTTTTTAAGGAACCCTTTAGGAATGGCTGGGTTCCGTTCACCTAAGAGCATCCATTAAAACAAAGGTTTATAATGAATAAAGATATAATAATAAGTATTACGATATGTTTTATATTTGTATGTATGTTGGTTGTTATCAAACTTCAACAGAACAAGATTGATGGACTTTTATACGACAACATCCGACAAACTTTTGACAATGATGTTTGTGTTCAGCGTATAGAAACTTTAACGATTAGGTTGCCAAAAAAATGACGCGCAAAGAGCTTTTAAAATTAGCTAATCAAGCAAAACTAAATCTGCGCACCGAAAAGGATGTTCAGGCCGCAATAAACTTTGCTTTGTTGGCTATTGATGCCGAACGCGCTATTTACATTAAACAACTATTGAACGCTATTAATCACCCGGTAGGTTTTAAGGTTTGGCAGGGCTTGAAAGAGGGAGAGATTGAGGTTCTCAAACATCAATGTTTAGAACAAATGGGTTCAACTGAATTAGGTTTTTTAAACGAGGAACTGTTTGCGAAAGCAATCGAGGCCAAACTAAAGGAGCGAAACGAATGAAATGGGCAACTGAAATTGATCCCCGCATACCCGGCTGGTTAAACACTATTTTGAATTGGCCCCCGTTTTTATTGCCAATGAATATTATTTTGCCGTTGTTGATGTTTACTAGTGGTTATATCTCTGCTGAAACTGGTAAATGGGTGTGGTTTGATCTTACTCAGCAAAACCCACAAATGTTTCGCAATGGCATTTTTTGTATTCGGTTTATGTTCCCGTTTTGTTTTTGCTTACAAATACGCTGGAGCGCCACAGCAAGCCCAAGTTATTTTCAAATGATTCTAGGATGGAAATTAAACGGTAGATTTGCGCTAACAGCTAGGTTTGAGGATGACGGATCGGCAGCGAGGGGTGAATTAACGCCAAACACCGATCAGTCCAGTGGATGGCTGGAGGGTGGAAAGTGACATTTGACGATTGGTTTAAACGCTTTGATCCTAAAACTTTGTATTTTACTAAAGTTTTTTTGCAAGAAGGGTACAGGCAAGGGCAGTTAGAAGAACGCGAAGAATGTGCAAAAATTGTAGAACAATATTGCGGCGGTTGGGATGATGGCGGTTTTAATCTAGCCAAAAGAATTAGAGAGAGGAATTTATGAGCGATTTAGATAATGTTGTTTATATTGGTGATCCACAGCCAGCTAAATTCATGGAATTTGCGGATGCTGATGGGATTTGGGTTCGTTTTTATGATCTTCCATTGGCTGGCAATGCAGCCCCTCAACACGCGCATAAACATGATCATATAACGCTGTTATGTCGCGGATCGGTGCGGGCGTATAAAGATGAAATGATTTTAGGCACGTTTACAGCCCCAGCCATGATTACGATTCCATCTGGTTCAATGCATATGTTTATAGCCCTAACAGATGATGTTTTATTGGCTTGCGTTCATAACATGAAAGGCCGCGATGGTGTAGAGCCTGAAATTGACGAGGTTTATGATCCAATAAGCGCAAGGGGATTAACTAATGAGCTTTGATGAATTTTGGGAAGCATACCCCCGGCACGTTGCTAAAAAAGTAGCTGAGAAAGCATGGAAAAAATTAGCGTTGCATGAACAGGTTGCGGTACTGGATGTTATCCAAAACCATGTTGAATATTGGAAGATTAAAGAAACTGATAAGGAATTCATACCACACCCCGCTACATGGTTAAATCAAGGTCGTTGGGAAGATGAACTAGACCTTACACCAAAAGCGAAAAAACCACCTATTCCGTGGTATTCAACTGATCAACTAACACTAGAAAAAGGTAAGGAAATTGGACTTATTCCAAGACCCGGCGAGTCCATGCCGGAATACCGACAGCGAATTTCGCAATCCATCAATGGAACGACTACAAGCCCTCGAATTGCAGAAACACCGGTGCTTAGTCAGGTGGTTACTAGCGAAACGCGCAAAGGAGAGTTCCCAAAGCTCGCTGACTTACTTAAAAGAAAAATTCCCGCATTTGGAAATGGAAACGATTAGGCAATGGCAAAAAGGTAATAGAGGCGCGAAAGATGATTGGAGATAGTTTTATTTTATTGGGCGTAAATCAAAGAAAACGCGCTATTGAGGCAATAAAAACAGCACCAGAGGGTTATATTTGCCAGATCAAAGAACCTAATCGTTCGCTTGAGCAAAACGCTAAAATGTGGCCTTTACTACATGAAATTAGCGAACAGGTAGATTGGTATGGCGAAAAACTAAACGCCGAGCAATGGAAAGACGTTTTTACTGCATCGTTGAAAAAGTCTAAGGTTGTTCCGAATATTGATGGTGATGGTTTTGTGATATTGGGACAAAGCACCAGTAAGCTATCAAAGGGCGAGTTTTCGATGCTAATTGAAATTATTATGGCGTTTGGAGCAGAAAAAGGGGTTGAGTTTGCGCAAGAGTGAGCAAAAATATATGGGGCGCGTTGCAAAACTAGGTTGTATCGTTTGTAAAACGCTTTTCAACAGTTTTGTACCAGCGCAAGTTCATCACATAAGGGAAGGGCAGGGAATGGCCCAAAGAGCTTCTAATTGGCTTGTAGTGCCATTATGTCCTGATTGTCATACTGGCAAAACGGGTTTACATGGTGATCGAAGCCTGATGCGGATCGGTAAACTGGAAGAACTAGATTTATTGGCTTTAACCATCGAGGCTTTAAATGCGTCTTGAATTACCCTTGCCACCCTCGGTAAATTCATACTGGTTGCACAACGGGAACCGTACCTATCTAGCCAAAAGCGCGGTGCAATTTCGCGCGGAAGTGGCG